GTGCACACCAATGAATGACCAACAAGAGTTTGCACAAATTACCAACAAACCGTTTGTACAAGAAAATATCTGGGATCCGGGCAACTTTTATCCCACAGGTACTGTTGTCAACTATGGTAATACCTATTATCAGGCGCTGAAAAATGTTCCAGCTGACACTGACATTACCAACACTGAATTTTGGAGACTATACACACCAAGTACCATTAGTGATATTCAAGGTACACGTGTCAAAGATACCGAAATCAATGATGCTATCTTGATTCAAGCAGATGCAGAAGTTCCACTCAGTGGCTACGATGTGACCAAATTTTACATTGTTCCCACCTTGCTTGACGGAGAACCTGCCAATCCTGTGTCGTTGACCAATGACTCTGGGGACACAGTGGATGGAACACAGGGTGGCATGAGTGTGACTCCGCGCACTGATGGTTATACCATGGGCTATCTCACTGGGGACGGCCTGGCGCCCAACGGATTACCAGTCACACCTGGCGTGAGTTTTCCAGTAAATCCGGTGGCTGGAGACTATGCATTGAGATTGGATTACATGCCAAATCGACTGTTCCGTTATGATGGCGTCAGATGGATAAAAATTGAGGACAATGTGCGCACCAATCTCAACAATGGCAGTACCAACAATACTTTACGCAGTACCTTTGTGAACAATACATACACTGTGCCCACTACAGATCAAGGCAATATACCAAGTCGCCAGAGTTTGAGTGAGATATTGCGACCCCGAGCAGACAATGGCAGCCAAGGTGGAGACAAGTCACCAAATCCATTTCCGAGTACACAACCAGGACAGAAGTCAAGTTAAATTATGAGTCAGCAATTTTTTTATGATGCCCAGGTACGCAGATTCTTGTTGCAGTTCACAAGAATCTTTTCAGGCTTTCAAATTGAATATGGAAATGAAAACAATGGACCAAATGACGCTGCATTGATACGTGTGCCTGTCAGGTACGGCGACGCCAGCCGCAATGCACAAACCATCATACAAGAAAACAGCCGCAACAGTTTGCCATCAACACCACTGATGACTTTTTATATCACAGGGCTGGATTACGAGCAAAACCGCATGCAAGAACCGTACTTTGTGAGCAAGGTCAACGTGCGTCAACGCACCTACGATCCTGGCACAGAGTCATACGAAACCACACAAGGCAATGCATTCACAGTTGAACGCTTGATGCCGGTGCCGTTCAAACTCACAATACAATTGGATATTTGGACTTCGAACACCAATCAAAAATTGCAGTTGTTGGAACAGATTCTCACGCTGTTCAATCCCAGTTTGGAGATTCAGAGCACAGACAACTTCATTGACTGGTCCAGTTTGAGTACCATGTACTTGGATAGAACTACCTGGACCAGTCGTACCATTCCCATTGGCACAGACAATCCCATTGACGTTGCGTCATTGACATTCAGCATGCCTATCTGGATATCTAGCCCAGCCAAGGTCAAGAAACTGGGTGTTGTAGAACGTATTGTTGCATCAATGTATGATGCACAAGGAGATCTAAACAATGCTGTGACTGACAATGATTTGTTGTTGGGCACAAGGTTGTTGATTACGCCATGGAATTACAAATTGGTTGTGATTGAAAATCAAATACAATGTTTGTATGCACCCACTGTTGTGCCTGATGGAAGTTTGGACACATTGATTCCCACACAAATTGTGGCTGGCAGCAGTTTGTTGTGGCCTACTTTGATCAGTGCCTACGGAGTTTATAGACCGGGCATCAGTCAAATACGCCTGGATCAGGCTGACGGTTCTGTGATTGTGGGCACTATTGTGATCAATCCCAATGATGACCGACTGGTAATTTATGATGTGGACGTTGATACTGCACCACAAAACACCCTGGACCCTATTGATGCTATCATTAATCCGTTGTTGAGTGGACCCACTGACGGATTAGACAGTGCATTGTTGGGGCAGAGGTATCTGCTGACCGAAGGCACAGGAGATCATGCCAACCCAGTGAACCCCACAGCCTGGGCTGGTACCAGTGGGCAACCGCTGGTGGCCTCTGCCAATGACATCATTGAGTATGATGGTGCTCGCTGGCGTGTGGTGTTTGTGGCGGCTTCACAAACCACAACACAATACGTCACAAACATACACACTGGCACACAGTATGAGTGGACTGGTACGCAATGGATCAAAAGTTATCAAGGCGTGTACGAAGGCGGAACTTGGAGTATTGTTCTTTGAAGGCAGTTGGCGTATGGTTTCGTAGCACTACCACCGGCAGATATCTTTATTTGTTGCGCAACGACGAACGTCATCCTGGCGCCTGGGGGTTACCTGGCGGCAAAGTAGAAGCTGGCGAGACTTTGTTGGGCGCTATGGAACGAGAATGCACAGAAGAGTTGGGACATTTTCCTGACTATAGCAAACTCATGCCCTTGGAAAAATTCACATCTGCCGACGGACAATTTGAATACAACACCTGGATATGTGTTGTAGACAATGAATTTGTTCCGGTATTGAACTACGAGCATTTGGGCTATGCTTGGATAGATGCCGGACAATGGCCCAAACCCATGCATCCTGGACTATGGTCAACCATGAACATCCAAGCCGTTCAAAACAAAATTGCATTGTTAGAAAAACAAAAACCCGCTTAGGCGGGTTTTTTATTTGAGCAGTTTGAGTTAGACTCGTCCAACAACCACTTCAATTACACCTGACTCACCGTCAAAATTCTCAAGAGCTTTACCAATCACAGTGCTCACAACAGGATTGGGTTCTGCACGAGCCGCACCGTTGCCTGCAGACACCATGCTGTCACCTTTCCGCACTGTGCCTGTAACTGAACATGGCACACGACCAGTCAGTGCCACTGTGGCCACGTGTTCACTGGTCAATCCAGCATTCATGATATAAGCAGAGTTGGTACTAACTACTCCTGCCACACGATGGTCTGCATCAATCAAACTCAGTGTGACTTCCTGACTGCCGCCAAAACTCAACACAGTACCTGGTGTGTATTCTGAATCAGCTGTGTATTTTTCAGCCAAGTCAGCGTATTGTGCTGATGTGGCTTTGGCAAACACAGTGTTGAACGATGCTGTTGCACTGCCAATGTTGGCTGTGGCATTGGAACTAGTTGGTATGATGTTGCTGCTGATGTTGACGTTGCCTGAGCCGTTGGGAGTGAGCACAATGTTGCCATTGCTGGCTGTGGTGCTGATATCTAGTTGCCCAGAATCACTAATGCTGCCACTTATGATCAAGTTACCACCGGTTATATTACCACTTACACTTACTGTGGTACCTGTATGTGTAGTAGCGTTGACGTTGGCGCCGCCCAGGATGTTGCCACCTGTGATATTGCCAGTTGCCGAAATCAATCCAGGAGTTGTGACGTTTGCGCCAGCAATTGCGCCAGTTACGTTGAGTGCTGACACAACGTTTGAGCTAAGACTTAATCCAGCTGCATTCAAATTACCACCGGTGATGTTGCCAACAGCGCTAATACCGCCACTTGATGTAAACACATTGGCTGTGTTGTTGTATAACCAAGTGATAAACGGACTACCAATTGGGCCAACTTCAATACCACCACCATTGGCTGCGGCGGCGTTGACAGCATTGTTGGCATAGTTAACTGTCAAGTCGTTTGTGCTGACTATGTTAGAGTTAATGGTAGTTGTTGTGCCGTTGACTTGCAAGTTGCCGTTGATCACAACCACCCCAGCATCACCAGCTGTGGCTGGATCAATGGTAAGTGTGGTACCTAGGCTGCTGATTAAATCTGTGGCAATCGTAATGTTACCTACATTAACGTTGCCACCGGTGACATTGCCACTTGCACTCACTGAGGCTGCTGAGATTGCGGCTGAGGTAATTACATTGCCACCAGTGATGTTGCCTGTGACACTCACGGTGGTACCTGTGTGTGTGGTAGCATTGACGTTGGCTCCGCCCAGTACATTGCCACCAGTGATGTTGCCCGAGGCAGATAATGCAACGGCATTGGTAGTGATAAATGCCCCCAACGTGGTCAATGTGGCTTTGAAAGTTGTTCCACTGAAAACCACTGGCGCGACTGTGGTTGCGTCTACGGTATTTGTTGCTGCCAGGGCTGAAATTGCTTTTGTTGTCATGATTGTTCCATTATTCTGTTATTAAGAAATCACCATTTTCGGTGATTAATTCAAATCCGTCTTCAGTTGTCAAGTACTCAAAATCCACCACAATGACCCCAGGACCAAGGTTAATGCCAAGGCCGATTTCAATACCTGGACCAAAAGTTAGTGTGGTTGGCATGTTTGAATACTCCTGTAGTTGCTGGCTGTATTTAGCTTGGAATTACAATCATGCCTGGTCCGTATCATAATCTGCCCACAACAATTTCAATTGTGCCTTGCCCACCGGGATGATTTTGCAAGGCTTTGCCAATCACAGTGCCCATTGTGGGAGTTGCACAAGACATTGCTCGCCCTCCCCCGGCTGTGACCATCATGTCACCACGTACAACTGCACCCACAACCAGAGCAGGTACTCGCCCAATCAGTGCCACAGCCACAGTATTTTGACCAGTTAATCCTGCATTCATCACGTGTGCAGGTTGAGTAGATACTATGCCTGCTACCCGTGCATCATTGATGCCGGTAGACATGGTAACTTCCTTGTTGCCACCAAAACTCAACACAGTTCCCGGTGGATAATTAGCATCTGCTGAATACCATTCTGCCAAGTCAGCATATTGTGCTGTGGTGGCCTTGGCATGCACTGTGTTAAAATAGTTGGCAACATTGCCAATATTTGCAGTGTTGTTGGCTACTGTGGTTTGAATATTACCACTCACGGTCAATACACCAAATCCGGCGGCTGCAGTGCCGTTGATGATCAAGTTGGCTGCAGTTACGTTGCCTGACACACTCACAGTGGTACCTGTGTGAGTTGTGGCATTGACGTTGGCGCCACCTAATACGTTGCCACCAGTGATATTGCCAGTTACTGAAACTGTGGTACCAGTATGAGTAGTTGCATTGACATTGGCTCCGCCCAAGATGTTACCACCTGTTATGTTGCCAGTGACACTCACAGTAGTACCTGTATGCGTTGTGGCATTGACATTGGCTCCGCCCAAGATGTTACCACCTGTTATGTTGCCAGTTGCACTTACTTGCCCACCAGTGGTGATGTTGCCACCTGCTATGTTGGCAGTCACAGCCAAACTGCCCAATGTACCCACTGATGTGATATTGGTTTGTGCGGCTGTGGTCAATGTGCCTACAATGCTGGTGCCACTCAGGTTGCCACCTGTAATATTACCAGTTACTGATACTGTGGTACCTGTGTGAGTTGTGGCATTGACATTGGCTCCGCCCAAGATGTTACCACCTGTGATGTTACCAGCAGCCGAGATCAATCCAGGAGTGGTGATGTTGGCACCTGCAATGGCTCCTGTAACGTTGAGTGCTGATACAACATTGCTACTCAAACTCATGCCAGCAGCATTTAGATTACCACCGGTTATATTACCAGTTGTGCTGACTGGATTACTGCCAAGTGCTGCCAAGTTAGCCACAACATTGGCATTGCCATAACTGGATACAGCCGTGACACCTGTGAGCTGGCTACCATTACCAATGAAGTAGTTGCCCGAAATGTTGCCAGCTGTGGTGATGTTACCAGTGACACTGACAAATTTATTGCTGACCAGTAATTGTACTGTGCCGCCTGTGTCTTTGTAAAAAAGATTGCCGTCAGCATAATTTATAGCAATTTCGCCGTTGGCCAATTGTCCAGAGGTAGGCACAGCGTTAGCTGTGCCTGATCTTTTGATTAATATTGTGTTTGCCATACAGTGTACTTATCGCTTTCTTAATGTAGCTTGGGCAATTTTTGCCCAGCTACATTTGATTAATAAGTGCCACCGTCCACTGTGGAATTTTCAGTCAATACCCTAACACTGTTATCATACACTGCTGTGGCATAAATGTTGCCCCCAACCCCCAGGCCACCAGTCACAACCAATGCTCCAGTTGCAGTAGTGGTTGACACTGTGCCGGCAGTTATGGTAGCATTGGCACCTGTAATGTTGCCTGTGGCTGATATCAGTCCAGGAGTTGTTACATTGGCACCAGCAATGGCACCAGTGACATTAAGTGCTGATACTACATTGCTACTCAAGCTGAGTCCAGCTGCATTCAAGTTTCCGCCTGTGACGTTGCCATTGGCACTTATGGTGCCAGTGATGTCCAATCCTGTGGCAGTAAACACAGCCACATTTGCGGTGCCATTGATGCTGATGTTGGCATTACCATTCGCACTACCAATATTGGCTTCACTGGTGCCATTGAAGATCTTGTTTGAAGAAATACCAGTCAGTTGTGAGCCATTGCCCAGGAAGTAATTGGCTGCAATATTAGCACTTGTACTGATATTGGCAGCTGATACCAACGCACTAACAACATTGCTACTCAAACTCAATCCAGCAGCATTCAAGTTGCCTGCAACCACATTGCCTGTGGCACTTAATGTAACGGCTGCAATAATGTTTGCGCCAGTGATGTTACCCGAACCGTTACCAGTTGAAATAATTCCATTTGAAATAATATTGCCTGTGGCACTGACATTACCTGTGACTGATAAGCCATCAGTGGTGAACACAGCAACATTTGATGTGCCATTGATAGTGATGTTGGCATTGCCGTTGGCCACACCAATGTTGGCTTCACTGGAACCATTGTTTAGTTTACTGACAGTTGTCAACACACCA